ACGCAAGATAACGCCAAGTCGGGCTGAACTGGCGGGAACTGGCGAGGACTGGTCAGAGCTGTCGGGAGTCGGTCGGGTTTTGCCCAGATTGGAAACTGTGGTTACGGGACTTTCTGTGTACGCACCTTTGGTGGTTGAGTTTGCGCGCAAGTACATGCAGGTCGAGCTGATGGATTGGCAGGTGCATGCCGCTATGGGATTACTTGAGTCAGATGCTGACGGTGATCTAGTTAATCGTTCCGGTCTAATCACAGTTGCTAGACAAAACGGCAAGACTGTTTTAGGGCAGGCCATTGTAGGCACTTGGTTGACCAGCATTGCAGCGTTACGTGGCAAGCCACAGACTGTGATATCAAGCGCTCATGAGTTACCGCTGGCTAACTTGCAGTACCAGTTCTTGGCCCCAATTCTTGAGCAGTATTTTGACGCTAAACCTAAATGGGGATATGGCCGTATGGAACTGGCAATGCCTGACGGCTCGCGCTGGTTTATTAAGGCAGCCACACCATCGGCAGGTATGGGTTTATCTGCAGACCTGATTTGGGTGGACGAAATCTACGCAGTGGATGATGCCGTCATGGCTCATTCTTTGCGCCCAACTATGAAGGCTCGCAACACGCGCACCGCTGGCGGTTCCCCGATTATGGTTATGACCTCTACGGCTGGCACCGAGGCATCTACCGCCATGCTCCGCTACCGCGAACTTGGTCTGTCACTTATTGGTGAGCAACGTGCCGGTGCTTTTTATTTTGCGGAATGGTCACCACCGCCGGGTGTTGATGTCATGGACACACAATGGTGGGGCTGGGCTAACCCAGCGCTCGGACAAACTCTAGAGCTGCAGTCAATGTTGATAGATGCTGACCACCCAGACAGATCATCATTCCTACGCGCAAGCCTTAACCAGTTCGTGAACGCCGATGCCTGCTGGCTACAGCCGGGGCAGTGGGATGCTTGCCTGTCAGATATTCAAGGCCCAGACAATGGCTGGCTTGCTTGTGACTCATCGCTAGATGGCTCACGCTATGTTGCTGTTCGTGCAGCTGTAGATGATGTTGGAGTGGTGCACGTGTCGGTTGAGTTTGTCGTTCAGTCTTTGGCTGAGTGTCAGCAGGCCATGTTGGATGCTTGCGCCAAGCACCCACTACTTGGGCTGGCTGTGACGCCAGCGCTCGAACACCATGTGCCTTTGCCACTAACTAGGCGCACCAAGGTTGTCGGCTATGGCGAACTTTTGCGCTACACCTCACTAGTCAGGGCACAAATTAACGATGCAAAACTGGTGCACCGAGGCGAGCAAAACCTTGCTGAACACATGAACAGATCAGTAGCAATTATGCAGAGCAACCAGTTAGCGCTTAGCAGTAAACGCTCACCCGGGCCTATCGAGTTGGCTCGCTGCACTATTTGGGCTGCCGCTTTAGCGTCACGACCCAAGCAAGCAGGTAAGCCAATGATGGTGGTAGTTAGTCGCTAAAGTATTGGCGGTACTGCTCTGGGCGTTGTCGGGATGAGCAGGGCAGTACCACACACACCCGGCAGAAAGTGGCATACTACCGCTATGGGTATTTTTAATAAGCCAGTCACAAAGGCCGCTATCTCAACACCATCAGTGCAGGCCGCTGTCGGGTACGCGCCAACAGGCAACAGCACAAACCCACTAAAAAATCTTTACAACTACCAGTCTGGTTTTGCGCGTGATCGCGCTATGACGTTGGCAACAGTTTCCCGTAGCCGTGACTTGCTGGCTTCTGTTATCGGTTGTATGCCGCTGAAAATGTACGGCGAAATGTATAACGATGCCACAGGCGAGATGGAAGAAATTCCATTGGCACCTAGGTCTTGGCTACGCCAGCCAGACCCAGCTGTTACTTACAACCACATCATGGCTTGGACTCTGGACTCACTTCTGTTTTACGGCAGGGCTATGTGGTACATCACCGAGCGTACGGTTGATGGGTACCCAACAAAGTTTCAGCTACTACCAATGGGTTCAATAACTACAGCCGACGAAGAAGGCCCAGTCTTTTACCAACCATCTAAAGCAATTATGTTTGCTGGTAATCAACTTGATTACCGCAATGTCATTCAGTTTTTAAGTCCTATTCAAGGCATTATTTACAGCTCAGAGCAGACCATTGCTACAGCGTTAAAGGTAGAGCAGAGTAGGTACAAAAATGCCCAGAGTTCCTTACCGAGTGGCGTATTGAAACAGACTGGAGGCGAACCCTTGAGCGCGCAAGAGCTGTCAGAGATTGGCGCGGCGTTCCAAGAGGCTCGACTAACCAGCCAGACCGCTGTACTAAATGAGTTTCTGAGCTACGAAGCCAGCACTGCTACACCGGACAAGATGTTGATGATTGAATCAGCCCAGTATTCAGCACTAGATTTGGCGCGCCTATGCGGTGTTCCCCCCTACCTTGTAGGCGTGTCCACTGGTGCTTATGCCTACACCTCCTCTGAGCAATCTCGGGCAGATTTGTATATTTTCGGCGTTAAGCCATATTCAGACTGCATCGCATCCACGCTCAGCATGAACAACGTGCTACCGCGTGGCACCTATGTAAAGTTTGATACAGATAGTTACCTAGAGGAAAACTATGTAGCCGACAAAATGCCCGACAACGAACCAGAAGAAAACACACAGGAGTCACTCGCATGATGCGCTTTACCAGTTCCACATTCACAGTTGATGCCGCCACAGAGGACGGCCCTAAGCGCACCATTACAGGCATTGCCCTGCCATACAACACCGAGGCCACAGTCTCAGGTGGCCAGACAGTCAGTTTCTTGCCGGGCTCACTCCCAACAGAAGGAAAAGCACCCAAGCTTTACATGAGCCATGACGCATCGCAGGCCATTGGCCTTGTAACTGAACGCACAGACGATGATGAAGCCATGTACTTCACAGCCAAAGTTTCAACCACAGCCCTTGGCGATGAAGCCCTAATCTTGGCAGCCGATGGCGTCCTTGACTCAGTTTCAGTAGGCGTGAACCCAACTAAGTTTTCGTTCAACGAAGATGGTGTCATGATCGTGGAAGCAGCTGATTGGATGGAGCTCAGTTTGGTGCCCCAGCCTGCTTTTGCCGGCTCACAGATTCAAGAAGTTTTTGCGAGTATCCCCACATCAGATGATAATCTGAGCAATAATACAGAAACGGCACCCGATGAGCCTGAACCCACAGAGTCAGAGGAGACCGAAGTGTCAGAAACCCCAGTTCCAGAAGTAATCGAAGCATCAACACTTTTTGCACAACCTAAGCGCAAGTTTGCACTACCTACACCGGGTGAGTACATGGCCGCTATGCACATTGGTGGCACAACATTCGCCAACGTTGCTGCAGCTGCACGTGACTTTGCATTGTCAAAGCAAACTGCACTTCAAGCCGCAGCTGGTGACGTTCTCACCACTGACACGCCGGGTCTTTTGCCAGTGCCAGTCCTCGGGCCAGTTTTTGATGACCTCAACTACATTCGTCCAGTTGTGTCAGCAGTTGGGGTCCGCGCTTATCCAGACGGCGGAAACCAAAAAACATTTATCCGTCCGACATGGACTACTCACACAGACGTGGGTTCACAAAGTGAACTTGGCACTGTAACTGCTCGTACGCCAGTCATTGCCTCAAACGTAGTCAGCAAAACTACGCTTGCAGGGCAGGTATTTTTGTCAATTCAGGATGTTGACTTTACGAGCCCGGCTGCTCTTGACATCATCTTGCGTGACCTTGTAGGCCAGTACATGATTCAATCAGACGCTGTGGCTTGTAATGCAATCCTCGCTGGCGACACAGCATCAGGTTCAACTTGGACAGTAACTGCTAACGACCCAACCTCATTAATTTCAGCTTTGTATGATGCAGCCACAGACATTTTGTCTGCAACAAACTTCCTGCCTGATCACATTTTTGTCAGTCCCGATGTTTGGAAAAAATTGGGCGGCCAATTAAACGGAAATAAAGAACCAGTGTTTCCATACACCGGTGCAGCAGGACTTATGGGTGTCAACGGAATGGGCACAGCCAATGTGACACAAATGAACACGTTTAACCCACTTGGTTTGAACTTGGTTGTTGACCGCGCATTTGCTGACAACACCATGGTCGTAGCTCGTGGCTCAGCCATTGAGTTCTACGAATCCGTACAAGGAATCATGACTCAAGACGAGGCCTCACAGCTCGGCAAAAAGTTCAGCTATTACGGCTATGTAAGTTGCTTCCTTCCAGACGGCGATCAGGTCAAGTCAATCGCAATCGCTTAGTCCGAAAGGCGGCTACCGCCGATGGCTACATACACAGTCACTTTTAAGCAACTGCTAGACAACTATGCAGTGCTACAAACACTGACCGACACTGAAATAGAAGTAGGGCAATCCATCACTGTTGCCACTGTTGGTGCACCTTTTAACGGCACCTTTGTGGTTTATGCCTTGCCCAAGTATGAGTACATCGGCATAGACACCGAAGGTGACCTGCTATTCAACAGCAATGTCAGCATCCCTAACCAGGTGCTCTTTGCTTGTACCGGTGCTGATGTTGGCCGCATTGCATCGAGTGGCACTATCACCTACACGCAGGACTGCACATGGATAAGCATTGCGCAGCTGGTGACATATCTTGGCGTAGATATTGTGAACCCAAGCGATGACTACACGCTCGCTACGCAGGCTCGAAACGCTGCCAACGACTTTGCTTATCGGCGCAGGCAGGAGTCTGGCTATTTTGATAGTCTGACCACAAGCCCGGGCCACGATTGCACGCTGGGTACGCTTATGTATGCAGCTGCATTGTGGCGCGCGCGAGGCTCAGTTCAAGACACTTTCGCCACGTTTGATGGTATGGGCTCTGCACCCGTCAGTGCCATGACACCGATGATTAAACAGCTCTTGGGCATAGACCGCCCACAGGTGGCTTAATGCCTGCCACAGGGCTTCTGAACGAGGCTATGCAAGACCTCAAGGCCACACTTACGGCAGT